CGATAACGATAACGCTAACTCGGATTTTTCCGGAAAATAGGAAATCTTATGAAGAAAAAACGGATTGACAGCCATACCGGAGAGGGAGAGATATTTAGAGCAAAAAAACCTATCCCTCCATCACACTTGCAAGAATGTGATCTCCAGTTTTGGGACAAGATTGTGTCGGCCAGGGACTTCACCTCGTGGACAGCAATAGACCTTGAACACGCCGCCAATCTCGCGCAAACGTTGGCCGATATCCGATCACTTCAAAGTGATATTCGTAAAGAGGGGTTGATTGTCGATGGCAAAAAGAACCCGAAACACGACATGCTTGACACCCTTGTCAAGCGCTCACTCGCTCTCTCCAGGTCAATCCAGGTACATGCCATGGCAACGGTGGGAGAATCGAGGCACATGAAAAAACGCAACCAGAAACAGAAAGAGGTCATCGAAGACCGGCAGTCCTATGACAATGACAGTCTCATCCCCGGATTAATCCAGTGATCACTCTTCCAGAGCACGTAAGCCGCGCCATAATCTGTGGGCCAATTCCGGTTATACGGAAATGGCGCAAGATGCCATCGGCCAAATTGACCAGGGCGGAGCGCAATATGCGGTTCATAGAGCGCTACTGCGTGGCACCAGAAGGTAAATTGCAGGGAAAGCCGGTTGTCCTCGACATCTTTCAAGAGGCTTTCTTTTACTCGGTATACGACAATCCCCACGGTACATCTGAGGCATACCTGTCTATTGGCAGGAAGAATGCCAAGACCGCCACGATTGCCATGCTTACGCTTGTCCACCTTGTCGGGCCTGAAGCGTTTCGCAATTCGGAAATAATGTCTGGAGCCAGATCACGGACACAGGCCGGGCAGGTGTATCGTTATGCGTCGAAAATGGTAATGGCCTCTGATGATCTGTCGAAATATGTTCGATTAATCCCTTCCGGCAAGAAACTAATCGGTATCCCGCTCAACGTGGAATATGCAGCATCATCGGCAGAGGCCAAAACCGCACATGGCGGGTCTCCGGTAGTGGCGATCCTTGACGAGCTGGGGCAGGTCAGGGGGCCGCAAGACGATTATGTTGATGCAATCATAACCAGTCAGGGCGCTTATGACGATGCTCTCAGGATCGGAATAAGCACACAGGCGCCGAATGACGCAGACCTGTTTTCTGTGATCATTGACGATGCAAAGGCCAGTAATGATCCACACATTGTCGCACATGTTTACTCCGCTGATGATGACTGCGACATCATGGATGAGAGACAATGGAAATTTGCTAATCCTGCTCTTGGCAACTTCAGGTCTGAGGTTGAGTTCAGGAAATCGGCAGAGAAAGCAAAGCGGATGCCGAGTTACGAGAATACATTCCGCAACCTGTATCTGAACCAGCGTGTTGAGGTTACATCGCCATTCGTCTCAAAGACTGTTTGGGTAATGTGCGGGGCAGAACCGGCAGAAATAGACTATGATTTGCCGGTATGGGGTGGACTTGACCTGTCGCAAAGGACAGATTTAACCGCTTTGGTGTTGGCGCAGAAACAATCTAAGATATGGCACGTATGGGTGTATTTCTGGACTCCTGAAGTCGGGTTGCGTGATCGGGCAAAGAAAGACCGATCTCCGTATGAATTATGGGTGAAATCAGGACATATCAGGACCACTCCAGGCGCAACTGTTGACTATAGTCATGTCGCCGCCGAGGTAGTGGAAATAACTAAAGGGATGATGGTCCATGGAATTGCGTTTGACCGATGGAGAATAGACGATTTCAAGAAGGAATTGTCAAAGATTGAGGACGACACACATGAAGACGAGCGGCTGATCCTTGTTCCTCATGGGCAGGGTTTCAAAGATATGTCGCCGTCAATTGAGGCGCTTGAAGCTGAGTTGCTGAATGCCAGAATAGCTCACGGAATGCATCCGGTGTTGACGATGTGCGCCAGTAATGCCCTGGTTGTTTATGATCCGACCAAGGCTCGGAAGTTTGAGAAGCAGAAAAGCACAGGCAGGATTGACGGCCTTGTTGCCATGGCAATGGCCATCGGTATTGCCAGTAGGACCGAAGAGCCGGAAGATGAGGAGTCGATTTACGAGACGCGTGGGATATTGACAATATAGTTTCCTGAATTACGAACTCGAATTACAAAAAAGACATCGAATTACACCAAAGGTATTGCAATTTCACTTCCGTAATTGTATAATTACCACATAGAAAAGCGTTTGCTTGTGCACAGTAACCTTTTCAATGCAGGTAATTGTTGAAAATCCTTCCTGATCTACTCACATTTACGGGCCTCTTCTGTCTTGGATACGGCCTGTACCTCTTTAAACCGTGGGTTTCGTACACGGTAGTCGGATTTCTGGTCTTAATCGGCGGGACGTTACTCGGTCGGGCTGAATTTCCCAGTGGTGAGCAGCAGTGAGTCTCATCGGACTGATGTCGCGTCCACAGGCGGCGAGTCGGGATATTGAGCGGCTTATCCGGTCTGTGTACGGCGGTGGCTCGACCTCGACAGGCATTGCAGTCAATTCTGAAAACGCCATGAGGGTCGGGGCGGTTTACGCATGTGTCCTCGTCCTCTCTCAGTCAATCGCACAACTCCCGATCCACATTTATCGGAAAAACGGAAAACGCAAAGAGATTGCAACCGACCATCCGCTCTATTCCCTTATTCACGACCAACCGAATGAATGGATGACCGACTACGAGATGAAGCAGTTGATCATGGTTCATCTCTGTCTGCGTGGTAACTCTGTATGGCTCAAGGCGCGTGGAGCAGGTGGCAGGATAGCAGAGTTGATACCGATCCATCCTGACCGCGTGCAGGAGATTGTTCAGGATGAGAGATATCGCCTGTTTTACAAAATCAAACGACCAGACGGCGGGACAGTCGATGTCATTCCTGGCAACAAGTTAATCCATTTTCGAGGTTTATCGACAGACGGATTTTCCGGCCTCAATCCTATCGCTCAAGCTCGGGAAATGATTGGGCTGGCCATAGCTACCGAGAAGCACGGCGGGAAGCTGTTCTCCAGTGGGGCGAGATTGGGCGGAATACTGATACACCCAAAGAAACTCTCTCCGACAGCGGCTAAATATCTCGAAGAGTCGTTCAACGCTGCATATGCCGGGGTTGAGAATGCCCACAAGACGGCAATACTCGAAGAGGGGATGGACTGGAAAGGCATCTCAATGACTGCCGAGGACTCGCAATTCCTTGAGACGCGGAAATATCAACGCTCAGAGATTGCCGGCCTGTTCAGGGTGCCATCGCACATGATCAACGACCTTGAGAAAGCGACATTCTCGAACGTCGAACATCTCGACCTTGCCTTCGTGAAACACTCCCTGATGCCGTATGCGGTAGGGATTGAAAAGACACTGCGGAAAGACCTGCTCACCGATGACGAGAAACAGAACATCTATTTCAAGTTCAACGCTGCCGGGATGTTGCGGGGCGATATCAAAAGCCGATACGAGGCATACGGCAAGGGCATCCTTGACGGGTGGTTATCTCCGAACGAGGTCAGGGAATGGGAAGACCTCGATCCTTACGATGGAGGCGATGAATACCGTAGACCGCTGAATACTGAACCAGCCGAGGGGAAAAATGAGCCTAAAACCGTTGCCTAAAATCCAATGCAAAGCTCCTGTCGATTCGATCAGGTGGGATACCCCGGCTGATGCCATGACCAGATGGGACGCGAGCATTTCAGCGAGGTCAGACGATACGACCATAACCATCTATGACGCCATCGGATCTGATGGGTGGTCTGACAGCGGGGTTACGGCGAAACGGATATCTGCTGCTCTGCGATCGATTGGAGAGCGAGAAGTAACGGTCTCGATCAACTCTCCGGGCGGCGATTTCTTTGAAGGATTGGCTATCTATAACCTGTTGCGGGAGCATCCCCACAAAGTCACGGTGAAGGTTGTTGGACTTGCGGCTTCAGCGGCTTCAGTCATTGCCATGGCTGGCGACGAGATACAGGTAGCCAAGAGCGGGTTCCTGATGATCCACAACGCCTGGGCATTTGTTGTCGGCAACAAGGAAGATATGTGGGGCGCGGCTGACATCCTCGACGGGTTCGACAAGGCCATGGCCGACCTGTACGCTACGGCTACAGGGATCGAGGCCAAGAAGATCAGCACGATGATGGACGCAGAGACGTGGATGTCAGGGCAAGACGCGGTTGACCATGGCTTTGCATCCGGTCTGTTATCGGCTGACGAGGTGGTCGAGGGTGGTGGCGATGGGTTTAATGGCCAGAATGCTGCCATTAGGAAGGTGGAAACAATCCTTGCACAGCAGGGAGTGCCGAAAGTTGAACGTAGGAAAATGATCCAGGGGATAAAGGGCACGTCTGGCGCTGCCCACCAGGGCACGTCTGGCGCTGCCCTAGAAACGATAGCAGGAATACAAGTATTAGCCGCAAAAATGGTAACAAGGAGACGATAACCATGGACGCCGAAATAAAAAACACATTGCTTGATCTTGGCAGGGCATTTGACCAGTTCAAGGCAGAAAACGACGCACGACTGAAGGAAATCGAGGTCAAAGGGAACGCCGATCCTCTGCTTGAGGAAAAGGTCAACAAAATCAACGCCGATATCACCGAGAATAAACGACTGGTGAAGGAGCTGGAAATTCTGATCGCCAGGAGTGAACTGGCTGGCGGCGGAACCAGCGAACTCGACAAAGCCAAAGTCGAGCACGCCAAAGCCTTTGAACATTTTTTCCGCAAGGGTGTTGACGCTGGACTGGCAGAACTCCAGGTCAAGGCATCCCTGAAGTCAGGTTCTGATCCTGACGGCGGATACACCGTACCTGAACACATGGAATCGACCATTGACAGGGTCGTGGGCACGGTATCGGCCATGCGTCGACTGGCCACGGTAATGTCGATCAGCACCGATACTTACAAGAAGCTGGTGAGCCAGGGCGGCGCCACTTCAGGGTGGGTCGGCGAGACCGGAGCAAGGGCAGAGACCACCACTCCGACGCTGAAAGAAATCGCCATCAACACCAAAGAGCTGTACGCGATGCCAGCAGCAACGCAGATGCTCCTTGATGATTCGGCGGTGGACATCGCTGCATGGCTGGCAAACGAGGTAGCGGTTGAGTTTGCTGAGGAAGAGGGTGAGAGCTTCATCCTTGGAAACGGGGTCGAGCAACCGAAGGGCATCACAGCCTATACCACCATTGCCAATGCATCATACGCTTGGGGATCAATCGGCTACATCGCATCCGGAGCGGCTGCAACCTTCCCCGATGCCGATAAGTTGATGTCTCTCCAGCACGCACTGAAGAGCACCTACCGCAACAACGGAGCTTGGCTGATGAGCGACGCTACCCTTGAGCATGTGCGTAAGTTCAAGGACGGCAACGGGAATTATCTGTGGCGGCCCGGCCTTGAACCAGGCGCACCTTCGACCCTGCTCGGAAAGCGGGTAGAGACGGATGACAACATGCCAGCCATCGGCGCGAATACCTACCCGATAGCCTTTGCCGATTTCCGCAGAGCCTATCTGATCATTGACAGGGTCGGTATTCGGGTTCTGCGTGATCCGTTCACGTCCAAGCCGTACATCCTCTATTACACCACCAAGAGAGTCGGCGGTGGAGTGGTGATGTACGAGGCCATAAAATTTCTCAAGATCGCTGCATCCTGATGATTCACGGGCCGGGTAACACCGGCCCTCAACGATACGAGGTGACAAAATGAAGGATCTCCACAGCAATATCAAGCCGGTTTCGATAATCCATCCGGTTGTCGTGTCGGCTACCGGGAACAGCGGGGATATCGATCTCTCCGGGTTCAATTCTTGCGAAATCATCGTAGACGCAGGGATTGACGCCGGGACCGGACTCGGGGCCAGCCACAATCTGGTCTTTACCCTTACCCATGCCGATGATAACGGCGCTGGCGCTGCCGGATCGTATGCCAACGTAGCCGCCGCCGATGTCCTTGGGGTTACTCCGTCAAGCGGGGTTGTCCTGACCATCGACAGCACAGACGAGGACAACACTCTGTACCGAATCGGCTATGTCGGAGGAAAACGGTTTATCAAGCTGACATGGACTGAGACAGGGACCGTATCCATGCCGATGTCGGTATCTGTGATCAAGGGCCATCCGCTTGACGGCCCGACCTCCGCTAACTGAGGGGTGATGTAATGACCTATCAAACAGCGATTTATAAAGATGAAGGCGGCGACCGGCAGATATTCGCCTCCGGGGCGGTGGCCGATTTCCAATCCGGCTCAATCCCGGTTGGAGTGCTGCTGAACACTCGCCACCGAGCAACCACCGCGGAAGTGAATGCTGGCCATGAACTTCTCCCGGCATTGGCTGGGTACAAGTACCGGCTGGTAGACGTAACGATGATTGCCATCGGCGGGGCTGCACAGACCGCAACCTCTGTCGATATCCTGACCACTCAAGGCGCAAGTGTTGTGCGGCCTCTTGTAGTGGCGGTTGCCGCTCTATCCCAGAGCGCGGTGGTTAAACCAAATAGCGCCAATGCTACGGTGCTGGCCGATGGGGCGTCTTTTATTGCTAACGACGCCAACACAGCCGTATCGGTGTCGAAGCAGAATGCCGGGTCGAACCTGGCCACGGCAACCCACATTGATGTCATTCTCTCCTACGTGATCGAGGCCGCGTAATATGCCGCTGAGATTGTCCGTGCATACTCCGCCGACCGTGGAGCCTATCCACCTGACAGATGCCAAATTGCATCTCAGACTGGCTACTACGGCGGCGGACGCGGCGCTCTACACCGACGAGGATTCTGTATTGTCGGCGCATATCGCTGCGGCTCGGATGGTGGCCGAAATCGAGACATGGAAGGCGCTCGTCTTGCGGACGTACGACCTCTACCTCGACGAGTGGCCATGCAGTGATATTGACTTACCGATGCCGCCATTGCGGGCCGTAGACTCTATCACTTACACGACGAGCGACGGGGTCGAGCATACGGTGGCCAGTACCGAGTATGTGCTCGACACAGTATCACATCCTGGTCGGCTGGCGCTCGGATACGACAAAGAATGGCCGACCGACGAATTGAACACAACCAACCCGGTCAGGATCAGATATCGGGCCGGGTATGTCGTGCCGTTCACGGTCAATTATACCTCCGATGTGATCACTGCGCTGAACCATCCATTTTCAGACGGTGACGTGGTCAGGCTGTCGGTATCGGGCGGGGCGCTCCCGGTCGGGCTGAACGTCAACACCGACTATTACGTCCGAGATGCTGCCGCGAGCACGTTGAAACTGTCGGCGACCCTTGGCGGCGCGGCGGTTGATATCTCGTCTGCAGGTACAGGACAGTTTTTCCTGGGAGAAATCCCGCCGACAACGATCATCGGCATGAAACTGGTTATCACTGACTTGTACGAAGAGCGCGGCGATACGGTATTCACGCGGCAAGGGTTGGCGCCGGCACAACTCCCAAGGGCTGCATCACATCACTTTTCGATGGATTCGGTCAGGGTGCCCTGGTGATTACGTTTCGCATCCAGCCGGGGGAACTCAACCGGCAGGTAATTGTCGAGCAACGAAGCACGACACGCGGGACGATGGGCGAGAAAATCGACTCATGGACCGCGTATAAACGAATTTGGAGCAAGGTTCTCCCGATTCGGGGGCAAGAGGCGGCGATAGCCAGGCGGGAAACAGGCAAGCTCGAAACGAAGTTCTGGTTCAGGTATTTCTCCGGGCTGACATTGAAAATGCGGCTGAACATGGGCGGCAGGTACTTTGATATCGTGTCGATTGCCAACCTCGAAGAGCGCAACAGGTTTCTGGAAGTCACGGCGGTGGAAACGATATGATCAAGGCTAATGTCAGTGTCGGCAACCTGCAAAAAGAATTTGACATCGCGCTCGGAGACATCCTTGACGCGGTTGATCAGAATCTTGAAGTGGTTGCCGATACCATTCACCGAGAGGCGAAAACGACCACCTCTTTTCGTGATCGATCAGGAAGACTGCGGCGATCCATCAACCTGAAGAAATCGAAATACAAAGATGGTGGGTATATCGTTGCCGCAACCGGGCCACACGCACACCTGATCGAGTATGGCCACGTGCTGATAGCATGGGGACGCGTAACCGGGAGGCGAGTGTCGGCTCGACCTTTTATGCGACCGGCGAAAGAGAAAGGCATCCGCAAAGCCATTGAGTTGTTCAAGGCGAGATGAAAACAGTATTCGAGGCACTATACAGCAAAATATCAGGATCGGCGCTGACAGCCGCTATCGGCGGCAGGTGGTATCCGATAGAGGCTCCAGTCGGGTCGACGGTCCCGCTGTGTGTTGTCTCGATAATCTCTGCCCTGAACGACCACGGAATGCAATTGACGTTCGTTGACCTGCTTATAGAGATCAGCGTCGTTGCCGATGACGTCACGTCGATGCACACTGTCGCGGAACTGGTCTATGCGCTGTTCGACAATTCGACGCTGACCGGGCTTTCAGGGTATGAGCAGGTCGGGCCGATGGATCGGGAGAACGGACAGCCGATGATCGAGGATGGGATCTACCGCTACATAATCGAATACCGTTTGATGCTGAAGAAGACATGATAACAGCCGAAGCAATTTTGAAAATTCTGATCAGGACGGCAAAGCACTTTATCGGCCTGGCAGAGCAACTGTTGAAAGAAAAGAAATAAATCGTTCTAGCCCTCTCCGCACGGACACGGCAGGACTATCACCATCACGCCATACGGCCTCATGGAGCAACCGCAACCTATGAGGCAAGCAAATGGCAACAGCAATCGTGTGGAAAAACGTTGCGGTTTCGATGCAATCCGCAATCGCCGCAACCAAGACCATCACCGGAATCACCAAGGCATCCCCGGCAGTAGCATCAAGCACATCGCACGGATACAGCAACGGCGATCTCGTCTTCCTTGAAGTCCAGGGAATGAGGCAATTGGATCAAAAGGTTGTCAGGGTGGCCAATGTCGCCGCCGATACTTTCGAATGTGAGGGGATCGACTCGACCCTGTTCGATACCTTCACTTCCGGCACGGCGGCAAAACTGACAATGGGAACGACCATCAGCACCGCGACCAATATCTCTGCCTCTGGTGGCGACTTCGAGTTTATTGACACGACCACCATTCACGACCCGCAAAAGAGCCAGATTCCTGGCCTACCGAGTGCCATTTCATTCAGCATGGATCATATTTGGGACGCCGACGATGCCGGTCTCCTGGCGATGAAAGCCGCTTCCGACATCCAGGCGAAACGGGCTTTCAAGTTTCAGTTCGGTAGCGGCGGGCAGATCCTTTACTTTGTCGGCTATGTCGGCTGTACCATGCTCCCTGGCGGACAGGCGCAGGGGCTTGTTACCACAAGCGCAGTTATCACGATGAACGGCACTCCCACCTATTACGCGTCCTGATAGGTGACATAAATGCTGAAACTCAACCCCGAGCCGACATTCAAGGCAGATGTCCCGATTACCGTTCCCGGCGAGAAGAAGCCGGCGACGATATCCATCACGTTCCGATACAAGAACCGTAAAGAACTCATCGACTACGTCGAACGGCTCAAAGACCGACCGATGGACGAAGCGCTGGCAGAGATCATAGCCGCGTGGGACGGAATAGACGCCGAATGCAATCAAGAGTCGATTACCGCGTTGACGAACAATTATCAAGCCGCCGGACAGGAAATTTTCTCGGTCTACCGGACTGAGTTGATCGAGAGTCGGGTAAAAAACTAGAAGCCGCTGCCGTCGAGCTGATCGGCGGCGGCGGTAATCCCAACGAATCAGCTAGTAAGTTTGGATTACCTGTCGAGATAGTCCGGCAAGCAGAAAACTTCAGAGGCAACGACGGGGGCATCTTTCCCGACAACTGGCAGATAGTCAACCTCTTCACTGATGTGATGACACAGTGGAGAATGGGGCCAGTTGGAGCCATCGGGCTAGATCACAATGTTCTTCCGATGTGGATGAGAGTTAGGAAGATCGCGCCGGAAGACGAAGAAGACGTTTTAGAGGGGATCAAGGTCATGGAGCGGTCAGCACTCAAAGCAATGCGGGAGCGATAAGTGGCGAAGATACCCGGAATATACGTCGAGATTTCAGGCGACTCGACCCAACTCAGAAAGGATATGGCGGCGGCTCGGCAGATTGTTACCGAGTCTGCCAAGGGCATGTCGAATGCCCTAAACAACGCCATTGATTCAAGATCAATCTCCAAGGGCACGAATACCCTTATTGCCAGCCTCGGCACGCTGTCAAGATCATCCCAGACGGCTGGGCAGACCTTCAAGCAGATCGGGGTTGACCTCGGTAGTCTCCAGAAAATCACCGGCGTAACCGGCACGCAGTTCCAGCAGTTACAGTCAAAAATGATGCAGACCTCCGCTGCAAAAGCGCAGGTCGATTCTCTCCGTAGTATTTCCCGCGCTGCTGGTCTCTCAACGACAGAAATCAAGTCTCTCGGTCGGCAGTTCGGGCTATCGAAAACACAGATTGCCGAAGTCACCAAAGGCACAGACAAGGCCGGTCAGTCCTTCTTGTCGTTCGGCAATGCTGCAAAAACCGCGCTTGCGTTTTTGTCGGCAGGGGCGCTCGTTTCCTGGGGAAAGCAAGTCATTGCCATTGCCGACAACTACACCAACCTCCATTCACGCCTAAAACTCGTAACCTCATCGCAGCAGGAGCTAATATCTGTCGAGGAAGCTCTCTTCGATATGTCCAACAGGACCCGCCAAACCTACGAGAGCACCGCCAATTTGTATACCAAACTCTCAAGGGCAACCAGGGAACTGGGGCTATCGGAAAACGAACGGCTGGCCATCACCGAGAGAGTAAATCAGGCTCTTATTGTCTCGGGGACATCCCAAGAGAGCGCGAAAGCTGGTCTCCAGCAGATGACCCAAGCTCTCCAGGGCGGGATAGTTCGTGCTGAAGAGTACAATTCGATGATCGACAACACGCCTCGGATTCTGGAGGCGGTGGCGGCAGGGTGGAAAGAGGGGAGTATTACTCTCGGTCAACTCCGACAGAAGATGCTGGATGGAAAACTGACGGCGAAAGATTTCCTCGACGCATTCGAGCGGGGCGGCGCGGGGGTGCAGGCTGAATTTTCAGAGATGACGGTCACGGTCACTCAGGCCCTAACTGTGCTCGACAATGTTTACAAGGACATCATAGCCGACGCCAACGAAGGATCAGGAGCGACTGAGGGGATATCTCGGTCTATCCTTAGTTTGGCCGATACGATAGACCAAAACCGTGAAGGGATCCTCTCGTTATTAACCGAGATGATCAATCTTGCCGGTCAGGTCGTCGGCGCGTTTGGGAACATCGGGCAATCGATTCAGGGCGCGCGGGCTGTAGCTGCTGGGGAATTGTCGTTTCTGGAATATGCGACTTCTGATGCCAACGAACTGAAACAGGCTCTTGCCGACATCGTTCCGGGCATGAAAGAGGTTGACACCGAACTCGATAAGCTGGCGTCAAAGCGCAAAGACGTTGCCGAATCATGGGCGTTTACCCCGGCAGCACGCAAGGCCAAAGAGGACGAACTCAAAGCGATAGATGATTCCATTAATGCGCTTGAGATCGAGAAAAACACGCTCGAATCCACGAAAGACAAATACGTCGATACATGGCAGACGGCGAAAAAATCGGTAGAAACGACCACTCCTGTCGTAAAAAAACATTACGGCACGGTCAAGGTAGAATCTGACAAGAGCAAAAAAGAGCACGTCAAGGCTGAGAAGGATAAGACCAAAGCTACCAAGGACGAGGTCGAGAACCGCAACACCTATTACGAGCGGTACGGCATAGCAGAGCGAGCGCAAATCGAGAGTATCAAGGACTCTTGGCAGCTCATGGAAGAGGGCAAGACAGAAGCGGTAGCCCGTGCAAATGACGAGATAGTAGACAGCACTGAAAACACGACCAACGTATTCGTGGACGAGTGGAGTAACGCGATGTCGAGCATTCAATCGTCCATCGCTGACATGATCTACGAGTTTGATTTCTCGATGGATTCGATCCTCGACATTTTCAAGCGAATGCTGGCGGAAATGCTCGCAGCGATCATCATGTCGGGGATCAAGGACGCCCTCATGAACCTGTTCGGCGGATCGGGAGGGTTTCTCGGAGGGCTGTTCGGGTCAGGCACGGGCGGAGGTGGTGGCGGTATCGGCAGCATGTTCGGCGGCGCGGGCGGACCGGCGACAACCACCATGGGGCAGATCGGCGGCGGGGTGGCGCTGGCCGGCGGGGCCTATGGGATGTATTCCGGGGCGCGTAACATCGGGCGCGGCAATACCGGGACCGGGATCATGCAAGCAGGACTTGGTGCGGCGAGTGCCTATCAGGGCGGGGTAACACTCGGGTTGATCCAGAGCGGCACGGCAACTGCTATGGCCCAGTCGGTGGCGGCGCAACTCGGAATTAATATAGGATCTACTGTCGGCGCGTCGGGAGCCGGACATGCTGGCATCGCCGCGGCACAATCATCGCTTTTTTCATCAGGAGCCGGGACCGCCGCAGGAGCCGGGACCGCCGCAGGAGCCGGGACCGCCGCAGGAGCCGGGACCGCCACAGGAGCCGGGGCTGGAACTGGAGCGATGGCCGGGATGGGGGTCGCTGCTGGTTGGCTCGCGGTCGGGGCATTGATTATTGCTGGGCTGAACACCTGGCTCGGCAAGCACCGCCCGACCCTAGGCACAATGCTGAACGCTACCGGCACCACTGAGGGGCAATTAGCATCATCGGGATTGACCCGAGAGTTGCAGGTCGTGACGGACGAGATCAAAGACCTCGTTCCGGCTCTCAAATACACGGCGTTGGCTGCATACGATGCGAGCACAGGAATACTCACGATGCAGCGTGGGTTGCAGGATTTTGGGAACATCGCTGACAGCAACAACAAGGTTACGGTCGGGTTTAACTACAGTCTGGACAAATCGACTGGCAAGTGGAAGACGATGATCACCATGATCGACGAGCAGCAACAAGCAATGATGGATGCCTCCGCCGCCGCCGAGGGGTATACCAAAAAACTGTATACGGTTGGGAACCAATCCTATTACGCCGCCGCCGGCGCAGAAAGGATGTCGGGGGATCTGGCAAGCGCAGCCGGCGCGATGGGGGCGGTATCGGGTGACGTATCATCGCTGACATCTGCCACTAGATCATTGGGTTCTGCGTCAAGCATGGCAGACGGGCAAGTTCTCGGGTTTTCGCAAATGATTGTGGGGTTTGGCGGGGTTGTCGGGGAAACAGCCAAATCAATCGGAGTGGCAGCAAACTCAATAGCCTCCGCGTCTGGGGTAAACGGGGTCGATCTCGGATCGTTTGCCGGTGGAGACCAACTGCACGCTGTCGGGGGGATATTCCCCGGAATCACCCGATGGGGTTCGCATGTCATCGGCGAGAAAGGGGCTGAGGCGCTTATTCCGCTCCCATACGGACCTGACACGTTCGAGAAGTTGTTTAAAAAATTGGATAGCGTCAAGGCCGGCGGACAGGCCATACATAACCACATCTATCTCGATGGCCGGGAAATAGCTACCTACGTCAAGCAGCTCGACTCCGATCTGCAATCACGCGGATTTTCGAGGTTGGCCGCATGAGCATGGTAATGAGCATCATAGTCGATGGCGTCACCCGGAAATTAAGCGCGGAAGGCGTGGCCGGGGCGACATATTACTATGAACCATATGTCATCTCATCGCCATCGCTCTCCCTGGCCTATGGCGACAGCGGCGGATACATCAAACCACGATACGGCAACGTGGTTTTCTCTCCCGACCTGTTCACCGCAAAACCTGCTGACACACTGGCCGGGACGATCTACTGGCTCGATAGCGAGACGTTGGCGGCAACGGTACTTTTCACCGGGACTTTCGTCTTGCAATCCATCGGCCGCGACGAGGTGGTCTATTCGATCCGCGAGCACGAGTTCAACGTCAACATGCTCTCTCTGGGGGTGGACGAAAACGGTGATCCGGTTGACATCCCAATTGCCATGGGGACGATATCGACGGCGGCATGGAGGCCGTTTTTTCCGGCGCAGCGCTCAACCAATGGAGTTGCCGCGACGTTCTACAAAGGGGGCGGTTTTTTTTCTACTGGCCTCAAGGTTTTCGACGATTACAACGATGTAACCGCAGCGTGTGACGATTCGTCAGGAGACGCATACGGAGTTCTCGGATATGATCGCTCTACGTCTCCAGCTACGGTGTATATCGTACCGGCAGCACAGGAAATATCTACCCTCGCGCACCTTGCTGATTTCGTTGCCACGAAACTCGGAGTTACGGCATCGTACCCGGCTGCATTCTCCACGTATCCACTGGTCAAATTCGTAAAAACGAATAGGAAGGCCATTGATTTTCTGGATAAGGCTTGTGGGTTTTACGGGCAGGTTTTCACATTATCCGGAGACCTCACCACGCTGACATTCTACGACCGCGCCGCGGCGGATACATCGCCAATATCAATTGACTCGTTCGATTTTTTCGAGGCTCCAATCGGCGGGAAACGGTTGATACGCAACCTCTCGACCCGCTCGGAAAACGCGCGGCTACCGGAGCAAGACCCTATTGCGCTGACGTGGCACCTATCCGATAAAAGCTGGTACGCAAAAGTGGTCGGCGATGCTTACGGCGATGATATCGAGGTCGAGACATTTCTTGATTATCGGACAAAAAACTATTTCCGGAACACGAATGTTGCTCGACTGACCTCGCTTCTGGCTCTGTGGCAAAAAGCCTGGGCAACGGTGACGATGCCGATTGATGGCAATATCTATGACATTGGGCGAGACCTGATCGTTTATGACGATACGTTTTCCGTGCCGCTGGCCACGACAATGAAGATCCTCAACATTGACTACAATTTCGATCAGGAAACAGTGACCTATAAGGGACCGGCAACGACCGTATGAAACTGATAGCGACATCCACGGCGACATCGGCCACGGCGACGAGCGAAAGCGCGACATGGCCGGCGGTCAACGTGCTCGAAACTGCCGTAAAGAAATCCTGGAGGGCGGCTAGTTCATCGGTCATGTCGGCCATGGTATCGGTGGTCATGCAAGGGACGATGGATTCGGTGGCGATTCTGGGGATTGCGGCCGATACCCTGACTGTCTCGATCACTGACCCGAACGCGATTGCATGGGAGCCAGACACGGAATGGGAAGCCGGGACGGCATGGGCGACCAGCGGGGCAATTTCTCCGCAGGAGATCCTGCTGGAGCCACTGGCAGGAACAACAGTAGCCAGCGCTTCCGGGCTGAGATCGGCGGCATGGTTCGAGTTCCCAGAATTTACTGGAATCTGCGTGCTCCGAATCACGGTTGCAAACACGACCGGACGGCCGCTGACATTATCAATCGGCACGGTATTCCCGGGGTTACGGGGCGAGTATTCGAACGCACGATACGGAATGGCTGTCAATGAGGTGGATTACTCGATTGAACGGGAAATGGCTGCGGGCAACATCTACTACAAAGCCCGGTCGTTGGTGCGAGAATATTCGTTTACGCTGATGATCATCGAGCAGACGATATTTGACGCGCTGTGGAACATGCTCAGAAGCAAACGCCGTATCCCGATGCCGATGGTGCTGGTGGACGATTACGGTACGCAATGGCTGATCATGGGCCGGATACGGTCTATGCGCGGGACGATAGAATCATACCGATATACTCCGATTGACCTTGTAGTGAGAGAGGAAATTTAATGGCAATCACAGTTTATAAACGGGCTGCAAAAACAGGCGGCGCGGTTTCGGCGCTTGACGGTATCGACGGGACGGGACTGCTGGATGGCGATTTCGCTTTTGTAATGGACGGCAGCGCGATAACCCCATACCTGCTGGACGCCGACAGCTCCGGGACGGATGACGGCGAGAACATCATCGCTCCAGACCTCAATGCCGGGACGAAACGGTGGCTGAAGCACACATTCGCGAGCCGCGCCCACGACCTGCTCCATGTCAGGGATGAAAAGACGGGCGGGACAGCGGGCGGCGGATCATCGGCAGGGACGCAGACGCGGACTGTCCAGACCGTCAAAGTCAACGAGATAACCGGGGCCAGTCTCGGAGCATCCAACGACATCACTCTCCCGGCGGGGACTTACGACATCGACATTCGGGCTACGGTCGGAGGGGCGGTCGGGCTGCATAAACTCAGGCTCTACAACACGACCACGGCGGCATATATCACGGCGTCTGAGGGATTGAACGCGACCGCTACAGCGGCGGGGGTTGCAACACTCGTTACGACCTTGACGCTGGCGGCTCCATCGGTCCTCGAAATTCGGCACTACACGCAGAACGCGGTAGCTACGGTCGGGCTCGGGGCAGCTTGCTCGAACGGGCTCGAGGTCTACCTCGACGGCATCTTCAAGCGGAGAAAATACGCATGATGCGGGTCTGGTATAAATCGGTTGGCGACACGAAACCGACTGTGATCACCGATGAATCGACATGGCGGGCGGGCGAGACATCGTTCCTGGCAGACTGTCTGACTGATCCTGACCGATACCTCATCCACTGGGCGGGCGGGGTCATCCCGTCACTGGTCGATGATCCTGATTATCAGGCACGGGCAGCGGCGGTAAGGCTTGAACTGGGTCAATCAATCATGCGGATTGCGATCAAGGCCAAAGAGAATGCGCGAAATGTCAGGAAAATAGAGCACCCGGACATCCCTGGTGCGTTTTTCGACCCATCGGACAAGATCCAGAGGATGTTGGACCGATATGACGATATCGCAAATACCGACCCCCTGCCGATCAATAACGGGTGCTGGGACGACATCGACGAGAATCCGGTGGCGATGACCATTGGAAAACTCAAGCATCTGCGAAACGCGTTTGTTGACCGGGAAGAGGCGAACTACCAGACACGGAAGGCGCACATTAAAGCGATGAAATTGCTTGCCGACCCGATGTTGTACGACTACTCGGGCGGATGGGCATAACACGGAGGTACACCATGCACGGAGCACTGATCGTAATACTTTTGGCGGCAATGGCAACGGGCGGCTGCACGGCGAATATTCGCAACACAGATATCAATTTCGAGGCGGGCCGGGATATGAAGGTGGACGCTTCTGGCGCGTCGAATCTCACCGACACGGCGCAGACGGCAGACGGTGATTTCTCCGGGCTGATCGAGGCGGTGAAGAGCTGGGCGGACAAGAACGTCACGGATATCGTTGGCGTGCTCAAGGACGGCGCGGATGTGGTTGAGGAAGAACTTGCCGAGCCTGAAGCGCTTGACGATTCCGGCCAGGGTAACGTGGTGGAGGTGGAGTAATGCGCTGTCTGATCACAATCCTGCTCTCCCTGCTGCTGACCTCCCCGGCGCTGGCCTCTATTGAGACATGTGTGCGGGCGTGCCTGGATGATCCACTCCCGACCACGCCGACCACTCCCACGACTCCGACCGGCAGCAAAGTATTCCCCGGTCAGGTCATTTTCGAGGCGTCGAGCGATGTGGCGACAGGCCAATACGCGGGCAAAGCGCTGATCCTGTTCCCCTCTGCATGGTACGGGAAAATCCTGTCGGTCGGATTGAACGGCGAGACCGGCTACAAAGACGAGTACAAAGGGGCGCCGGTTTTCCGCTACACGAAGGAAGGCTCGGCATACGCAAGACCGCTGAAAATCGTCATCACGGCGGTCGGCGGACAGGTGTACACGGCAACGACCGGGGCAGTATTTCCGGTAACTCCTGGCAAGAATACCGAGACCTCGAAGACATCGGCATGGGCGAACGGAAACCGTGATCACTTCCGGCTGTCAAAGACCGGATCAGTATACGGAAAAAACATCACATTGGAATTTTCGAACGGACTGAAACGCACGGTGACTTCCGGCGCAGCCCGACAGGAATGGTCAGACGGGACGCTCTGGAAACCCGTATCGGATAGCAACGGGAAAGCCGTGGTTCTTGGCCCGCGTAACGTCCACATCGCAAGCGTCACCGTGAGGTACTGAGCCATGCGCGTAATCGTCGAGACCGATCTGACCGTAACGGACAAAATCGAGGGGAGACATTACGTGAAAGACGAAAAGTGCGAGTGCGGAGAATACTGCTTCTCGTTCGATTTGAACGGGCGGCAGGGGCAATGCCGGGATTTCAAGCGGCTGCTTACGGGCGTTAAACTTTGCGGATGGGAAAGGCGATAATGGCGGGCTGGTGGCGAGAACAGGCAAAGACGCTGAATCGAGCATGGGGTTGGCGCAAGGTGCGGGCGCGGCGGATACAGATCGACGGCGGGAAGTGCCGGGCGTGTGGGCGCAAAGTTAACCTACAGGTTCATCATATCCGGCCCTTTGCGATGCAACCAGAACGCGAGCTTGAACTATCCAACCTCGTCACGCTTTGCGGACGGTGCCACATCCTGCTTGGACATCTGGACAACTGGAAATCACGGAATGATGATGTGCTCTCAGATGCACATTATACGGAAAACAGGATCAAGGCGCGGCCATGATAATCCCAGAACCTCAATTTCAAACAATCCCCCATTCTCCCCGTGTCCGGCTGGTCGAGGATTGGCTGATTGAATCCGAGTATGGACTGATGCTCGTTGTCCCGCGCGGATTCGTGACCGACCTTGCGAGTGTCCCGCGCTGGATCTGGCCAATTCTTTCCCCGTTCGGAGACCTCCGCTATGGCGGTATCATCCACGATTTCGGATACCAGCACGCTTATCTGCTTTCCCCATATTCCGATGACCAAGTTTACAACCTCGAGTCCATCGCTCTCAGAAAAAAATACCCCGAAGAGTTTGGAGGTAATATTCCAGTGTTCATCGGCAAGAATCGTGATTTTTTTGATCGGCTTTTGCGATACGTGACCATCCAGGCGACAGGGTCGAAATGGAAAGCTCATGCCGCATATTGGGCGCTGAAGGTGTTCGGCTGGATTGCTTGGAACAAGTATCGAAAACTCGGGCCAGTCGCCTACAACGCGAATTCTCTCGGCCTCCCGGCTGCTTCTGATGAGGAAAACCGTAATGATTGAGCGCACCTTCGACCGCATAGAATCATTCGATCCACGTTCCCGGCAATTCCCGGTCGTTGAGCAATTTCCCGAACGCGAGTTGATCAGCAGGGTGTGGTATCTCGATACCATACTTGATCAAGGGCATGAGGGCGCCTGTGTTGGGTTTGGTCTGACCCATGCGCTGCTTGCCGAGCCGCGACCCGGAAACAAGGAAGAGCTGACCGAAGATTTCGCCCGCGACGTATACCACCAGGCACAACTGCATGACCAGTTTCCCGGAGAAGAGCCTGAGGTGAGTGGCACATCGGTCATTGCCGGATTGCTTGAACTCAAGAGGCGGGGCAAGATCAAGTCTTTCCGGTGGGCTTTCGGACTGCACGAGGCTTTGCTCGGTCTGAGCTGGTACGGAGGGGGCGTCTTGGGGTGTAAATGGTATAGAGACATGACCGAACCGGATGAATACGGCTATATCCATCCGACCGGGAGATTGATGGGCGGGCATCTGATTTTTGTCGGGGCAATCAATATCAATCGCAGGACAGTCAAAGTGAATAATACATGGGGATACGATTGGGGAACTGACGGTTGCGGGTGGATGACGTGGGAAGACTTCGAGTTTTCGCTTCATGACGGCGGAGAATTTGCCTTCATCGAGAAGCCATGATCTGCCCAATTTGCGGGGCGCGGCTCGAAAATGGGATATGTCGGGCGTGTGGATACGAGGCTGAGTGGTGTTGAGGGTTTTTAATCACCTGCCAGGGCGGCAGGGCAGAAGAGAAAGGACATGCCAATAATGACACCTGATCAATTCGCGCAACTCATGGACCTGCTGGAGAAGATGGTCAGCAAGCAGTACACGCTGACCGGCGCGGCAGATTGGGAGATCCTTGTGATCCTTGGGGGAATGTTGGCAGCGGCTATTGCGGCGATGTGGGTAGACCTAAAGGGGACCATTAAAGATAATCGCGGCGAATTGCGCGACGAGTTGATGAAGCACATGGTGAACGATGAGCGGGACCATGAAAAAATATGGATGGCGATGAAGGATTGTCAGTCCGACTGCTGCCCAAGGGAGAAGAAATGACACGCAACCTGAGAGCATTCTTAGACATGATAGCGCGGGCCGAAATCGGCAAGGAACTGCTAGAGAAATCCGATAATGGCTATAACGTAGTCGTTGGTTCTAGGCCGTCAATGCCGATCCTGTTCGGATCATACTCCGACCATCCCCGGCTCACCGTGGAGTATGCACGCGGGAAGAAGTCCACTGCGGCGGGACGGTATCAGATCATCATGCATAATTACGACGCATACAAGAGAATCCTTAAGCTCCCCGACTTTTCCCCGGCAAGCCAGGACAAGATTGCCCTGCGGCTCATCGGCGAATGCGGGGCAATCGCGGACATCGAGGCGGGCCGGATCGAGCGGGCGATCATCAAATGTAATTCGCGGTGGGCGAGTTTTCCGGGGGCGGGGTACGGACAGAATGAGCACGAAATGGCGGCGCTGATCGCTGCATACACACAGGCTGGGGGCAACCTGGCGTAATTTGGAGAGGTAATAATCATGGCAGGTACATGTGTTGTAACGCTGAAACGGGGATACGTCGATAATTCGCTCAACGCACAGCGGGCATTTGAGTTTGATTTCACGGCAGACGCGGCTGCGGCGACTTTCCCGGCAACCGGGACCGCTGCCCAGTTCGGCGACATCGGCGCTATCATCGATGATATCGGGGTAATTTTCGACGGCACGACCGCGCCGAATACGCTGACAATCTCGATCACGGACGGATACGGGGCGGTGATTTACTCAGCGGCGAACCTGACTGCAACGCAGGTTCGGGGATTACTGACGCAGACGATCCCGATTGTCAACGGCATGACCGTGACGCTGAGCGGTAATACGACCAATTCGGCGAAGGTCAAAATCATCGTTTATCTGGTGTGATATGAGCGCACGTAAACTGCTATTGCTCAATCGGTCGAGGTGGCTCCGCGACATAGCCAGCGGCGAAATGCTGGCATGGTATCGTGGCGATATCGCAGACGGCAAACTTCAGGCATATCTCCCGCGTACTGGATCGACCACCCCACAAGTCAAAGGTTCTGTATTCTCCGGCGCGGGAACAGGCGCATGTACGGGGCTGCTCACCACAGACACTATCACGAGTCAAGGCACGGTTCCTACCTGCACGGTTAATGGTACACTGACCATCTCTGCGGATTGTTGGGATGTCTACGTTCATCGGGCAGGAGTGCTGTGGGCGTACTGGCCAGGAATTAATGTGGCAGGCTCATTTGAGTTGGATGCGAGCGGGAATGGCCATCACCTGTACCTGACGACTACGACGATTGCTGAGGTGGTGGATGGCACTGGGACGAATTACGTAAACGAGAAAGGATATTCATATCGAGAAAACTTATTCAGCGCAACTATTATCAACACCAATTTAATAGGGATTGCACTTGTGGACCTCGGCAGCGGATATTATTCATTCAGTAAGATCACAACCGCGCCATATATGGCCACTCAGATGCTCAAGGGGGGGGGCATAAAAGCAGCAGTCACTACATATAGCGTTACTTTAACTCTCAGAAAAATACCTGGCAGCACAAACGCCTATAATGAATTTTCCTTGCACGATGGGGCACTGACTGGTTGTACAGCCCGCGTTATATCTGGTCCTGGAACTGTTTCTGTTCCGTCAATGGTGCAAGTGGCTGGGTTGTCTGAAACAGTCGATACGGTTATAGAAATAAGTAAAGCCACTTTCGATATAGGAACTGATGATGTCAGGTTCTATATGTATCCAGGTCTTAACACATCCACAACTGTCGGTGATGGGTTTATTGTAAAAGAAATGCAACTGTGCGAGGGATTAACTCCGAGTAGTTTGTACGAGATCCCACCAAGAGCCAGAAGCCGCTATACTATATCAACTCGTGGAGGTTATCCGAATAGTTTAGGAGCCGTAGTATGCATTGGAGATAGTTTGACAACTGGGTATATCCAGTACATCAGACTGACAAATAAGCGTACGACTTTTTTAGATAAAGGGGTTGGGGGGAACACATCGGCCCAAGTTTTAGCGAGATTCTCGGCAGATGTTGTCACAACTGGCGGGACGCATTGCATTATTTTTGTGGGAATCAACGATATACTAGGGGGGGTGGTATCCGCAGCAGGAATCATGGCGAATATTTCAGCGTGTGTTGATATCGCAGATGCAAATGGAATAGGAGTTACCCTGTCTGAAGTTTCACCGTGCGGAACACATACTTCATGGACCGAAGGCATACAGACAAAAATAGAAGAACTAAATGCCTTGATAAACGCATATGGATCGGCTAATGGGATACGCGTAGCCCCAATGTACAATGGGATGCTATCCCCAGGTACAGATAATCTCCTAACTGCATACGACAACGGAGACGGTCTGCATTTTAACGCATTGGGGTCGGAAAATGAATCGTTTCTGTTTAACTCAGTGATTCCCTTCTCTCCTGATAGCGCCAGCGATATTAGTCAATATGCGATAGCAAGTCCAGGCCCCCTCAACGTCTCAGCCACCATCACAGCAGGCACCACCTACCCAGCAATCACCGTCACAGCCCCACTCGGCCCGGAGTTTCAGGAGATTGCAGAGTGGACCGGAGGCGCGGCGGTAGATCTCTCTGATCCTATAGCCTCAAGGCATACCAGGGTAGGATCAAGAGGGATGTTTATTTACAACCAGCCTTTATCCTACGATGAGGCGGCAAGGGCTGACAGGTATCTCGGATATACTTCTCCTTCTGGGTTGGTGCATTTGTGGAGCGCAAGGGAGCCTACTGCTGCACCATACGGACCACAATCGACATATAGTGCTGCATCTCAGCAACCAGACATTAACGGAACTCTCGTCAATTGGCCGAATTATGTATCTGGCGAGGGCGTAAGAGTTTCGCCAGCATATACCCAACTGGCGCAGAACAGTAAACTCCTGAACGCCGTAGCAGGTTCGCCCGGCACCGGCCCGGATAACTGGACATATTCCGTTGTTGATTCTCCGACGATGGCGGTTACGGCGCGGACGGTTGGCAATTCTCTGAGGTTCAGCGGCACGGCATCAAGGGGATATCTCGCCATTAATCAGGCAATGACCGCGCTGTCGGTCTATACATTCTCGTTCAAGGCGGTCTGTGACGGAGTGTTGCAGATTGATGAGATTCAGTATTGTTCGCTCACTGGCGGGACGATTGTTGTATCGATGGACGGGGTTGTCGTTGCGGATGAAAACGCTGTCCCTGCTGCTGGGATTCATACGTTTTCAATCAAGATCACAGCCGGGGCAGCTGGCGATACCGCTACATTCCGTTTCGGACTCGGGGCGAGTGCCGTAGCAACCGGGATCGTGACGGTTTACGAGCCGCAACTTACCATTAGTTCGTATGTGATGCCGTATGCCGCTACCGGAGTCGGGGAAACTGCTGCGATTGCATCAACAGCCGCCACATCTGCCGGGGCTGGGCTGTCTGTGGCCGACAATGCGGAAATAACTGCTGCGCTCGGGGGGGTATTTACCGCCGTTGTTCTCGTAAAAATGCTGGAATCATCCGCCGAAGTGACAGCCGACTCCAACCTCCTTGCGGTGAATAACAACATCACAGGCGGTATTTATATGGCCGCTGGGGGTGTGCTGAAGGCATCAGACGGGGTCAATACATGCACGGTGACGGTGGCAGGAGGATGGGCAAATGGGGAGCAAATATTCATTCCGTGGTGGATCAATGGGGCTGGGACAAATCAGCAGATCGGATATAAAAAATCTTCTGAGACAGCGATAACATGGGGTACGGCTGCGGCTTACGATGGTAGCGTCAACCCTGGAACGCATCTGCGCTATGGGTACACGATAGACAAGCCTATCGGGATAATCCAGTCTCAACTGTGGAATAAGAGCGTTGGAACTGATGCGGAAATTCTCGACCTGTTGAGATACGCATGAGAGCGGCAGTCATTTCAATTCTGACAACCCTGGCAATGTGGGCGCTGATCTACTACGCCCTGAACTATGGATTGCTGCAACCTTTGGCATATTGGAGAGACATATGAAGAAATTATTGATCACATTGATGCTGTGCCTGTGTCCTGTAGCGGCTATGGCTGCGCCTGGATGGGAAAGATCTATCACCGCCGAATGGGGCTATGACGCTCCAGCCGATCTGGTCCTCACCGGCTTTCGGATGTATCAAGAAGGCGTTGCAGTCTGTGACTTCGCCGGACCTGATCTGCGAACCGGGACGTGCAACATCCTGCTGCTGAAACGATCTACCCCGTTCACGCTGACGGCGGTATTTGCCAGCGGCGAGGAATCTCCCCATTCTGACGCTTATGTCCTGCTGGATTGGGGTCCAAAGCCGAGGATCATCCGGCTGGAATCGAGATGAGAGATGCCCGCCACGCCTCTCAACGAAGCGCACCCAGGAGGGCCACTTCTTGCAATCGTGGTAATGCAGTGATATAATGTAATCTCTTGCTCCGATCTCCGGGCGTTCCGGTGATCAGCCCCCGAAATGGCCATGCAGCGAATCAAGGTGTCGCTGGGTGGCCATTTTTTTTGTGCTGAATTAATTTTGCAAGGTTATAGAAATAGTGCTTGCAATATATCCAACTGGGTCATATAGTGTAATCAAAGGATGAGGCAATAAGGCCAATCCGAAACCTACTCCCAGGAGGGAATTATGAAAGCTCAGGCTTCTATCCTTGTCGGTCGCATCTCCGGTTCATCAGTTCAGAAGGTCTGTGTTGGATCCCTGTACGCAATCGGCGCGACCTTCCCTCTGACTGGCGGGATGACTCCTGATGAGCACGACCAGATCAGTCGTGCCGCTCGGTTCCTTCATGGAGAAAAGGCGGCAAGGTCCGCTGATCTGGCTTGCGGTTACAGGGTCAGCTTGTTCTAGGAAAGTCAGGCCATCCGGGGAAACTCGGATGGCTTTTTATGAGATATAAAGCCTGAACCAAAACTCAAACGGGGGACAGCAATGAAAGAGAAGATTATAAGAGTCGGGTTGTTCAGTGTAGCGAGAAACAGATACGAAGCAATAACAACCAATCGCGATGGGTATCAAGCTACTGAAGATAACAACATATGGAGACGATGCTCGGACAACAGTCGCGGGCGTATAGTAACACATCAAGACGGACTTGAGTTTACACCAGAGTCATGAAATCAGGCAGAGGCGGCGGCAGGGCGGGCGCAGGTAGGCCCGCCACTGGACGGAAAGAGCGGATCACGATCCAGCCAACCAGGGAAAATCTGGAATGGCTTAGGGCGCAGCTTGAGAGCAATAGCTCTATTTTAAACAGGTTGATGGATATGGAGAGGAATAATGGCGAGACGTGTGAAGGCCAAACAACCGAAATATAAAAAAAAGAAGTATAACCTAGACACGATGGAACTGAACTTGATTAAAGCACCGTTAATTCCAAAGGGCCGGACGATAATCTTGAATGGCTGAAGGCTAAGAAGGTGAGCTACAGCCGGGTTATCAATGGGTTGATTGAGCGGGAGATGGAGAAATGAGCCTGGAATTCAGACGGGTGGTCCGCGCTATGCGTGAGCAGCATAAAGGAAAGACAGATACACATCGCCTTGATTGGTTGCTCCATAGAATCAGCGGGAAGGCGCTGCGGGATATCGGAGTCGTGTACTCTTCCGGCTCGGATAAACACTCGTTGCGCGAAGCGATCGACAGGGCCATGGGCAAAGCGTAGCGTCTGGTAACAGTTACCAAAATCAAAAATATTTCCAATGTATTTTCAACATGTTGGTACTGGTAACAATCACCGTGTGAAGGTGGCTGTCATGCTCTGTATCCCTTGCCCTGTCTACGTTTGCGGCTTATCGGTAACTCCTGAACTGTGACCGACTGTTACCAGCCCTGATATCGCCAATGCCTGAAGCCGAGTCGATGAGTGCTGATACCGGCGCATGGTCATTGCGGGGCTGGCATGACCGGCCAGGATCGAGACAGATTTCAAATCCGCGCCCGATTCCAACATCTGAGTAATCGCTGAATGTCGGATCGAGTAGGCCGGAAGCCTCCGCAAAACCTTTGCCCTCTTCTTCGCCGCTGACCATGCCTTGCCGACCTTCTTGACCGGCTCTCCATGGTAATGGATGATATGGGTGGGCATCGGCGTCATGTGCCGGTCATGCTCGTACCAATCCAGCAAAGATGCCTCCAGTTCCTGGTGCATCGGTATCTTCCTCGACACCAGCCCGCCTTTCTTCGCGCTCCGAATGAATACCGTCTTGCCGGCGAAATCAACCTGATCCCATCGCAACGTCAGTAACTCAGTGTAACCAGGCCGGACGGCGGTGTACCATGCCAGCAGGATGAACCTCTGGAGATGCGGCGGCGAGACCCGCAAGATTGCCATGACCTCTTCCTGTGTGGCCGGGGCTATGACAGCATCGTCGCCTTTCGGCATGTCGTAGTGCGCGGCGGGATTGTACAAAATCACCTTGCGCTTGACCGCGAAATTCATGATGGCCTGAAACGTGGTCAATTCCCGTTTGATTGTCGATCTCGATACCCCGACATGCACCTTGCCTTGTCCGGCGCCGTCTCTCCATTCCGCCTTTCTGCGCCTGGACACGTACCCGTCTAGCATGTCCTCGGCAATCGACAACACATCGGTATCGGCAAAATAGGGTATCAGGTGGACTGTGGCGTGGGAATGGGCTGTTGATACTGACCTTTCTTCCATCTTGTCCAAACGGCTCTCCAGATAGTACAGGGCCAAATCACGGAACACTTTGCCGGATACGGCGGCGACACGACCGAGACCAAGTTCCTGATTCCTGGCGCGGGCGCGATTCTCTGCGTTCGGCCCGCGTCCGAAGTATTCCCGCGTCGCGTTCGGACGTTCGGGGATTTTCCCGCGCTGGAAGCGGACGAACCATCTCCCGTCTGGGGTCTGGTGGACGCTCACGGCTGCGGTTTAGGCACCTTCGGCAGACAGGCCAGAACGAGCGTCACAATCCACGAAAAGATGCAGGTCAGGAAGAGCATGAGCGCAACGCTTTTGCCACGGCTCCGGGCCATGGTGCCGTTAATTACGAATGGCGCAACAATGAAGGCCAGCACTGCGAGCACTAATGGAGCATCGAATCCGAACATTTATCACCTCTCATCTATTTTTGGCTGAAGTTCCAAAATACCCCCCCCCCACCCCCATCAATCGCTTCGATATGAACGGAGTTGAGGCTTTGCGTGCAGCAACGATATAATAGATCGATTTACCGACTCTTGCTGGGGTAGCAGTCACCCGACAGAACACTCCACGGACGAAGCGAAATATTTCCGCGCTTTTATCTGCCATTCGTGAAGCGAGGATGGCGCATGTGTCGGCTGAACAGGTTGTGGTAGTGCAGATATCGCAAAACTTTTTCCCGACGATATCGCCCCATTCTCTCGATTGGTCATTCTGGCGGATGATAACCTCATCTTTGATAATCAATACCTTGTCTGACTGATTATCATTTGCGCTAAGTCCGCCCTCTACCACAAAAAATCTTTCGTGACCTTCCATAAAATGCTTGTAGGTTTTAGACCTACGCAGTAACGTCTGTTCGGCGGGGTCCGTCACGCCTGAATCGACTGACCAGCCCCCTTTTGGTTTCCGATAATAGCCGATATCAGCAGGTCCATCTTCTCCTCAAGCCTCCCCATTCTATCCTTCATCCCTTCCATCTCCACCTCGTTCTGACAAGATTTGTAGAACGCCTTGACGCTGGCGACCAGCGCCACCTTATTTATCGACGATCCGCTTATCAGGATTGCATCGACCATCTCTTTCGTCCCTTCAATGTTCGCTACATCCATCGCTGAATAGTCAACCATATCATTTCTCATTGAATCCCACATCGACATAATCTGGTCCAGGTTCTCCTGGCTCGGTCTATTTCTTTCAAGTCCGGTCTCCCATAGGCCGACCGCTTGTTGCTTTACCCCAAGCCGATCCCCAAACTCTTTTTGAGTGAGACCCAGTCGCTTTCGTATCGTCTTGACAATTTTCATTATTTCGCCAGCTTCCATATCTACCTCCTATCGTCATCTCAGAATATCAAGATACCCAGTCAATTTATATTATCACAATTTGTGAAATAACAAGAAGAAAATACACAGGTGGTGAAAATATATCTTGTATTCCTTGTTATCCTTGTGTACCTTGTATCAAAACAAGGAGGATTTAAGGATGACCAAACAAGAGTTTTCGACAAAGATATTGGGATGTTCCTACAGTATGTGGAGGGCCGTTCTAATCGGTGAACGGGACTTCGGATACAAGAAGGCCAAACTTGTATCTCAGGTTTTGCGGACAAGCAGTGACGTATGGATGGACCGTGACCGTATCGCAGATCGACGGGAAGCATGGAAGAATTTTGGAGGGAGATGAGATGAAAACTGATCTACCTGAGGTTCATATCAAAACAGTCAGGGGGCTAGCTGTAGTTTCGTCTCTTGATGTGGCAGAGAAATTCAGCAAGCCGCACAAGGATGTCCTGAAGGCCATCAGGGATATGGACTGTTCGTCAGAATTTGCCGGGCGAAATTTTTCGCCGGGATCATACATCGACGACCAGAACCAAAGAAGGCCAATGGTCAATATGACCAAAGATGGGTTTTCTTTTTTGGCAATGGGATTCAGGGGGAAGAAGGTGGCGGCGTGGAAAGAAAAGTATATAAACGCCTTCTCAAAAATGGAAGAAGCTCTCAGGAATAGAACAGAGCCGCGATGGATTGACGACAGAAAAAACGGCAAACTATCTCGCCGTGAAGAGACAGACGCAATATCTGACTTTGTCGAATACGCCAGGGGGCAAGGGTCATCCAGGGCAAACTGGTACTTCAAGCATTACACGTCAGCAGTCTATCGGGCGCTGTTCATCGTCAACGACCATTTCAACGGATCATTCCGCGACCTGCTCAACTCTCGCCAGCTCAACAAACTGACCATCGCCGAAGACCTCGTCACCGAGATCATCCGTGACGGCATGGCGCAGGGACTTTTCTACAAAGACATATTCCAGGCTGCAAAATCTCGCCTTGACGCTCTTGCCGCTGTTGTCGGTGTATCCTGGGTGGTTTCTCCGGCAATGCGCTTGCCGACGGCAGGCAACGTCCAGCAGATCGAGGCGTAACGATCATGTCCGCCGACACCTCAATAGATGTAATGGTAGTCCGCCGCACAATAGCCGGTCTCGACCGGATAATCCGCGACCTGCTGCTGGAACGTGAGGCTTTGGCGGCGCGATTGCCAAAGGACAAGAGACGGCGCGGCGATGCGACGAGTATGCCGACGCTGGACGAAATTAGGAGGGGGAAGAGATGAACAAAGACCTGATAGTGCTGGCAACGGCGGCAATCCTGACCGTCTTACTGATCCTCGTCTGCCGGTTGACATCGCTGCCGGAAATTCTGGACGGCGAGACGGTGGAGCAGATTCGGGAAATCGAATTGAACCATAACAAACATGAGGTGCCGAAATGATGCACACGCCAAGCATAACCAAGTTTTGCAAGGATTGGCTATTCGAGCTGTTCATAGCCAACCTCGATCGCCTGACCTCATGTGCCACGGTAGCGGTATGGCTGCTGATCGTGTGGGGGATCGTGTGGGGGATGGCTGAATACGGGGCGATGCGATGAGGGTCGGAACACCAATCTACACATGGGACGATTGCGGCGGTTGCGTCCATTTCGACACGGAAAATGGCTGCACCTTCGATCCGCACCCTGAGCACATGGTGGACGAGGGCGAATGCGCGATTGTGTGCCTGAGCGGACAGACATCGCTGGAACCTGATTATGGGCTGGATATTGATTTCGAGGAGCCGTGGGAATGAGCCAGGGAGGAACGTATCCGAAAGACGTGGAAAAGACCTGCTGCGGCTGCGGCGGCAAGAAGACGTTTTGGTGCGAGAATCGTTGCGAGCGGCGAGCACTCTATTTCTGTTGCGACGAGTGTGCCGAGACGTATTTCACTAGGACCTGCAAGACGGAGCAAGCCGCTCGGTTGCAAATCCGCATGTACTACCACAGAAAGGGTGAGGGCTGGAAGGCCGGTCAAAACTGCAAGCGGTCGGCAGACAATTATCATCCCGACCGCAAACCAGACAAGATTTTGCAGCAGGAACGTGAAGAGATGGCGCGGATTGAATCCGGTACGTTCCGCGAGCAATTACGGAAACTGGACGCTGAGTATTGGCGGAAGGTGCGAAGACATTATGGATTGAGAATCGAATAAATCAAGACAGGGGAGGCGCTACCGGGCAATGCGCGCCAGCACTCATCTACATAGCAGCGCTCCCCTGCCGATGCTGGCATTCCTCCTGCTCTATGTGCCTAGAGAGAAATTGTACGTCCCATACATGAATTGCCCGGAGGGTCCGACCCGGCCAATCAGCGGCACCGATGCATCACCATCGGCTGACACCGGGGAAATTTAAACAATAAGGAGATGAAATGGAACAGGAAAAAATGAAGAAACGGGTACTGGAAATTGATAGCCAAATATCCGACCTGAATATTGAGAAAACCAGGATCGTGTTGGCTTTGGCTGAAATGAATTTACCGTATAAGGTGGGCGATAGAATCACATGGCTAGGAGCTGGAGGAGTGTATGAAATAACCGAGATAAGGGATTATTACACTTATGGAGATTGGAAAATTATTGGCTCGAAAATAAAGAAAAACGGAGATCCGGGAGCGGTAATTAGACGAATCTGGGTGCCAGCTGATCGGTCAAAAGTCAAGGTGGTGAGCAAATGCTGAAAGAGATTTATATCCCAGGAATACCGGACGTGAAGATGCGGCCACGCGCCACGAAGAAAGGCCACGTCTACGATCCAAACGCACAGGCGAAAGAAGCGAGTATTCAGAAAGCGATACTGATTTTAGGTCCATCAGGGCCGTTCACTGGAGCGCTTGAGGTTACGTATAAGTTCGTCTTCCCCCGGCCAAATAACCATTACAGAACCGGCAAGAACAGCCACATACTGCGGGATGATGCGCCGTTATTTTGCACCGTCTCGAAGGATTTGGACAACATGGAAAAATTCTATGCCGACAGTTTTAACTCAATCCACTATCTCGACGATCGGCAGATAGTGAGACATGACAGGTCGGAAAAAAGGTGGGCGTTTGCTGACGAAGTACCACATGTGCGGATGGTTATAGATGCTTTGGAGCCTGAAAAAGAAACCATGATAACGAGGTAGAAAAGTGTTCAGGAAGGACGATGGAGTTCAGGGACGCAAACGCTATCAGGCGGATTCTTGAAGATATCAAGAGCTACAAAAATCAATAAAGGAGATGAAAATGGTAACGTGCAAAACAGTATGGTTCTGCGAGTCGGACCCGGAGAGGTGGTTTAAAAGGCTCTCTGAAGCAGAAGAGTTTGATAAAGTCAACGAAATTATATCCTTCATCAAAGAAGGGTGCAACAGCGACTCCCCGCAGGTCGAGCATATTGTCGAGCGGCTTATGATACGCTACGAAATTAGGCAAAGGTGGGACTACAAAGAACCGGAAGGCGAGCAGGAATGAAAGAAATAGCATTCCAGAAACGAGGTGGAATGGCCGTTCCCCTGACCATCGAAGACGAAGTTGCGTGGGCTGAGTTCAAAGAGAACCAGATCACACGGCACAAGGTTTACGGCGCGAAGAAAGAGCGGTCATACCTGCAACTCAAGATGTTGCATGGGTGCCTTAAAACGGTTGCCGAGAACACCGATAATCCGAATTGGGATACATTGGCCAAAGCTAAATTTTCGCTCAAGGTTGCCCTGCATTTCATCAAAGAAGACGTGGTCGTGGTAGACAAGCAAGGTCGGGTTCATTTTCAGTATCGGTCATTCGGGTATGATGATCTTGAGCACATGGAGGCATGTAAAGTTTTCGACCGTTCATGGCCGATTCTCGCCGCTGTTATCGGAGTATCTGAGGAAGTGCTTTTGCAGGAATCACGGAACAACGGGGGAGTGAGATGACCGGAGAACAATACAAAAAACTAATCTGTAGCTTTGGCTGCATCGTCACCGGAGAGCCAGCGGTGCCACACCATCCGAAATGTTTTCACAACGGGGCGGGGAAGGTGTCTGACTTCCTGTGTATCCCTTTGGCGCCACGGTTACACTCCATGCAGGATGATTCGATACATCGGAATAAATCAGTCTTCGAAATGAAATACGGGCGTGAGGCTGATCTACTCGCACGAACAATCGCAGAAGTGGCCGACAGGCTACATCGGAGGAGATAATGGAAGGAAAGCATCATTACAGATCGGTATTTGACTCACCATATCTATCCAGCCAGGACATAGTCGAGCCGACTATTTTAACGATATCCCACGTTCGGCAAGAACCGGATAAAACCAAGAAGACGAAGGACGTTTTCAATACAGCATTTTTCCGTGAAAAAGAACTGCGGCCAGGTGAAGAGCTGAAGCCGATGGTATTGAACGCAACTAACAGCCGGACCATGAAATCGTTGACAGGCAGTCCATACGTCGAGGACTGGAACGACATCCCGGTAATGATCTATGTTGATCATTCAGTGAGGTTCGGCAGGGACACGGTAGAGGGATTACGGATCAGCACAGAGCGGCCAAATATACGCCGGGAAGAATTGACCCCGTCACATCCACGGTGGGCTGTAGCGGTGGCAAGATATCGCAAGACGGGTGGTTTCGAAGAGATCCTGAGAAAGATGGATATCTCGGACGAGAACAAGGAATTGATCAAGGCCGAAGCTGAAAAGGTGGAAGGATGATTTTCCACGATATCCCCCAGAACACGGATATTTGGATGGACATGCGCGTCGGCAAGGTCGGAGGATCGTCAATCGGGAAAATCATGGCGAATTATGGCAAGGCATTCGGCAACCCGGCGCACGACCTGGCGGTGCAGATCGCCATAGAACAGATTACCGGATTGCGGCAAGAGAATGGATACACCAACGAACACATGCAGAGTGGGCATGAGCAGGAGCCGACTGCCAGAGCGCTGTACGAAGATGAGTTTTTCTGCACGGTTAGCAACGGAGGTTTTTTCGAGGATGGTGATATCGGGGTAAGCCCTGACGGACTGGTAGATGATGATGGGGTTATAGAGATCAAAAGCGTCATTCCTACAGTCCATTACGCAACCGTAGAGCGTGGGACGTTTGATCCATCATATAAATGGCAACTGTTCTTCAACTTGCAGCAGACGGGAAGGGAATGGATTGATTTCGTATCGTTCTGCGCCGGATTCCCTGAGGGGAAGCGTCTCTACACGTATCGTATTTTCAGGAAGGATTCCTGGGCTGTGTTTGCCATGATTGACACGAGGATGGACGAGTTTCGAAAGCTGGTTGAAACTAAAAAATCAGTGATAAATAACCTCAACAAATCACGTTAAGGTGCCAATATGCCGCACAAAATGAAAGGCTACACCGAACTGGAAGGTTACAACAAGAAGAGGCGCGAAGAGGCGGAAAACGACATGAACGATGCACACGTTCGGGCCGCAGTAGAGCGGAAACACCGGATCGCCCGGATGAGTCCGGCAGAAGTAGGCAAACTCCAGGCGGTGATGTACGCAACGTCGATGTATCTGGCTGGGTTTTCCGGGGAGCGGGTGCTGTGATTAAAACCAACAAATTATTTATGAGGGCAGAATGTTAAACCAATGCAATTTTATAGGCCGACTCGGCAAAGATCCTGAGTTGCTAAATGGGATTGATCCTTTATCTGTCGTGAATCGTTTTTGGCAAAAAGTGAAAATCAACGATAATGGTTGTTGGGAGTGGACAGGTGCGCTATCTAAAGGATACGGAATTATGAGTAGCAAAAGAAACAACCCTCCGTTTAAGGCTCACCGTATATCTTGGGCGATCAAACATGGCAAGATCGAAAAGGGAATGGTTATTCGGCATAAATGCGATAACAGGAAATGTGTTTCTCCATATCACCTAGAGGTAGGGACTCAAAAGGACAACATGAGAGATATGGTCAAAAGAGGAAGGTACAATAAAAAATCATATTTAAACCTCCATCCAGGCAAAAAAGGATTTCATGGGGCAGGGCCAAAATCAAACAAGGAGAACGGAATAGATGTCTATTAATAAGGTAATTTTGATCGGAAACTTGGGAAAAGATCCTGATGTTAAATTCACGCAAGCAGGACAGGCCGTAGCATCATTCAACGTAGCCACAACGGAAAGGTTTAAGGACAAGAACGGCCAGCAGCAGGACCAGACGGAATGGCACCGGATAGTCGCCTGGTCCCGTCTCGCGGAAATCTGCGGCGAATACCTCCATAAAGGCTCAAAGGTCTACATCGAAGGTAAGTTGCAGACGAGAAAATGGACCGATCAGAACGGTAACGAGAAGTACACCACGGAGATAATCGCCAGGGAGATGAAGATGCTCGACGGCGCGGGGAAGCAGGGCGAAGATATTCCTAATCCGCCGACCATGCTGGACGATAGAGTACCGTTTTAGCGTTGAGAGATGGCTGTCATGGTGTTGCGAGCACCATGACAGCCTTGTCCGATATAAAACCTGTGAGGGATTACAAGGACCACGGAACAGTAGCAAAGGTTTGCTTTAAATGCAAACAAGAGAAACCTCTGTCTAAATTTTACAAACATAAAATGATGGCTGACGGACATTTAAATAAGTGTAAAGAATGCACAAAAATAGATGTCCGCAAACACCGCATCATCAACATTGACAAGATAAGGGAATATGACCGGGCTAGAGGATCAAGCAAAGAGAGAATTGCAAGAAATGTCGTTAGACAACGCGCATATCGTGAAAACAACAGAGAAAAATACATCGCACGCGAGAGGGCGGGCAGAGCGCTAGAGAAAGGGATAATTAAACGATCTCCATGTGAGGTGTGCGGGATAGACAAAAGAATAGAGATGCACCACGAGGACTATTCTAAGCCGCTTGAGGTCGTGTTTCTTTGTTCGCTACATCATAAGCGAGTGCATGGACTTGGGCTTGATTACGAGTAGCATAAATATCGCCATTCCATTCACCTTTCCAGGCCCGATTTCATGTTAAATATTTTCGATGGCTGGTATAATTAGGCTATCGAACCGGCTGGCTACCGGGTGCTATTCGATTCAAATAATCGCAAATTCTCATCAGAAAAATGAAAACACAAAGCAACTATAGAAGGCTCGAATCCGGGGGCCAACACAAGATGGGGTTCCTGATGCCCCGTGCGGTCTTGTGCCCGGATTCGAGCCTTTTTCCGTTTGGTGAATTGATGAAAAAGGTCATCTGGATTTTCGTGTTGCGATGGATAGAGCGGTCGTATGCAGGATCAGATAAGCCGTGGTCAAGCGAGGTTGTTGATTGCTGCCTTTTTATCAAGGAACACATCAATTCCAAAGGCGATAAATGAAAGCCTGTGGATGGGTTAAGCTTCATCGCAAAATAACTGAATGGGGATGGTATCAGGACTCCCACATGGTGCATCTGTTTATCCATCTCATTGCATCGGCAAATCACAAGGACGGAGAATGGAGAGGAGCAGAGGTAAAAAAGGGCCAGTTTATATGTGGCCTCCATTCACTGAGCGAGGCTACCGGAATCACAACAAGGACGCTTAGGACATGTCTGAGTAGACTCGAACAGGGAAACGAAATAACGCGAAAAACGACAAACAAATTTACTATAATAACTATCTGTAAATACGAAGAATATCAGAGCGAAGAAGTTGAAGACCGACAAACAAACGACAAACAAACGACAAACAAACGACAAACAAACGACAACAAACAAGAATGTAAAGAATGTAAGAATGAAGAGAATGAAGAAGAAGTAAAACACTCTCGTGTTTCGAGCGCGCCGTGCCCGCATTTGGAAATTGTCAAACTGTACAACGAAAAACTTCCTCAACTTCCAGCCGTAATCCCGAACATGTGGAACGGAACAAGGAAAAAGCACCTTCAGGCCCGATGGGTGGAGGACAAGGACAGGCAGACATTAACGTGGTGGGAAAACCTCTTCGACAGCATAGGGAAAAGCCCATTCCTCCTGGGTAAAGGCCCGAAAGGGTGGAGGGCTGATCTTGGATGGATATTGAATCCGGCCAACATGACAAAGATTCTTGAAGGCAACTTCACAGAGCAAAAAGCAAAAAGGAATGACGAAAATGCAGAAAGAGAATTTGAAGAAAAACTCGCTCGACTTTCCAAACTTCTTGAAAGCAATATCGAATCTTGAGACTGCATTCGATTACAAAATCCCAGACACGCGGACGCTGGAGTATCACAAGGTGTTGACCGAGTGGGGGTTCACTGACGAGACCTTGTCAAAGGCAATCTCTGAAATCCTCAAGAAATGCCATCGATTTCCATCGCTGGCTGCATTCTGGGAAGCAAAGACCGCAGTATCCGGGCCTGTCTTCGCTGACGGAATCCAGAGGAAAATACAGTGACACCTGGAGAACTGAGTAGGCGCCTTGCCGACATGGTCGATTCCGTAGTGGAGCACCTACTCCCGAATGGCAAGCGTGAGGGTGGAAATTGGTGCGCCGGATCGGTAGGAGGCGAACCAGGGCAAAGTCTCCGGGTATGCCTCAAGGGGGCGAAGGCCGGAGTATGGACTGATTTTTCCAGCAACGAAAAGGGCGGCGACCTGCTCGACCTGTGGCAGAAATCCAAGGGCATCACGTTTGTTGAGGCAATCAAGGAAGCAAAGGCGTTTGCCGGGATAGACGATACCCCACCTGTCTTCTACTCGCCGAAACCCAAGAAAAGGCCGGTCGAGAAGCCGAAGTGCAAGAAACCTGCGGATACTGTCAAGTCATGGTTTGAGGGTCGGGGGATCACGCAGAGTACGCTGGACGCATATCGGATCGGACAGCAGGGAAACACCATCGTCTTCCCGTTTATCTCACCAGTTGGCGAAATCGAACTGGTAAAATACCGTGACCTCGACGCCGAAGAGAAATCCGGCAAGAAAAAAATCTGGTCAAATCCTGATCCTGAGTATCACCTGTTCGGCTGGCAGTCCATCGGCGACAACGATACAGAGGTTGTGGTGACAGAAGGTGAGATTGACTGCATGACCTACTATCAGCAGGGATTTCCCGCGCTATCAATCCCTCAAGGCGGTGGCGATGGAGAGAAACAGAAAGCATGGATTCAGCACGACTTTGAACGGTTGGAACGGTTCAAGCGGATTTACATCTCGATGGACATGGACGCGCCGGGACAGTCGGCAATCAAGCCGATAATCGATGCTCTTGGGGTCGAGCGGTGCCATGTGGTTGACCTGGGCGAGCACAAGGACGCGAATGAGGCCCACCTGAACGGTGAGGTTTTAACGCAGTTCATCGCTGCGGCAAAGACGAGAGACCCGGAAGAACTGAAGTTGCTGACTGCGTACCATAGCGAGATCATGGAAGAGTTCCGTGATACAGGGCTGATCGGAATGAAGCTCCCGTGGCCGAAGACGTACGCGAAAATCAGGTTGAGGCCAGCAGAGATATCCGTATGGGCCGGGATAAACAGCCATGGAAAATCAATAGCACTCAGCCATGTTGCGGTGGACGGGGTATCTCAGGGTGAACGGTTCTGTATTGCCAGCATGGAGATGAAGCCGCGCAAACTGGGCAGAAAGATGTATCAGCAGGTATGCGGGCATGACAATCCGAACGATGCAGAGGCACAGCAGATACTGCGTTTCTTGGGGGATCATGTGTGGATGTTCGAGGCATACGGCACGACCAAGGCAACGCGGATCCTTGAGATATTCGATTATGCGCGGAGACGGTACGGGGTGACTCAGTTCATCGTTGATTCGCTGGCAAAGTGCGGATTTTCAGAGGACGATTACAACGGGCAGAAAGGTTTTGTTGACACGTTGATGGAGTTTGCCGGTAAACATAACGTCCATGTGCATCTCGTTGTCCATGTTCGCAAGGGGCCGGGAGAAGGCACGGTTCCGGGCAAATTCGATATCAAGGGAACCGGGGCGATTACCGACATGGTGGACAATTCGATGATCGTCTGGAGAAACAAGGCGCGGGAGAAGGCTATTGAATCAGGACTGATGAACACCGAGACGGATATGGTCTTGAGTGTGGTGAAGCAACGGGAGACAGGTGAAGAGCCGGTTATCGGACTGTACTTCCATAAGCCTTCATGCCAGTTCATCGACTTTGAAGACTCGCCGCCTAAGCAATATTTATTTTAATTTTAAGGGGAAATCATGGGCGATAGAAGAGGATCAGTTCTGGCAGAGGCAGTGGACGTAATCAACGGTGAGAGGCAGGACGTGTACGGTGCGCCAGAAGATAGTTTTGGGCTTATCGCTGATTACTGGAGCGTGTACTTGAGTGAGAGATATGAAGATATTGATCTTGATCGCCGGGATGTTGCGATGATGATGGTCCTCTTTAAGATCGCCCGCGAATCGCACCAGCACAAGCGGGATAACATCCGTGACGCAGCCGGTTATCTGGGGATTTACGCCGATATGCAGAGCAACGAGACGCCGGTTGCCGAGCCGATGACGTTTGAGTGGAAAAAGTGCGAGGGTGGCACAGGTTCGATTTACAGAGGCAAATGATAAAAGGTACGCGCCGCCATGCAATCTTGGCGTGGCGGTGGCAAATTCTCCCAAATTTACGTAATTCGCAACAAAGGCTGAGATGAAAATAATTATTGGCATATCGATGTGCATCGATCTTGAAGACCTAATGCGCCGATTGCTGGCAAGCCCGGCACAGAGGATCAGGGATATTCTATCTTTCGATTTCTGGATTGAGAAAAAACGATGATCCATTATCACGGCGGCCCCATATGGCCAGAACAGGCGGCGGCGAAGGTGTGGAAGAACAGGCACGCTTTTGTGAGTTTTGCCAGGCCAGAACAAATAGGCGTAGCCGCTGAGGTTGCAAGTACATTCGCGCTTGACAATGGAGCGTTCTCTTTGTGGAGATCTGGCAAAGAAACGGACTGGAATGGATACTATGGGTTCGTTGAGAAGTGGAGCAGGCATCCTGGTTTTGATTGGGCGCTCATTCCAGATGTGATCGCTGGAGACGTAAAACAAAATCAAGAACTAATGGGAAGATGGCCATTCTCTCGCAATATTGGAGTTCCTGTTTGGCATCTTCATGAACCGCTGCACTGGTTGGTTTTCCTGTGCGAAGGATACCCCAGAGTGGCAATCGGCAGCTCAGGAGAATATGCGAAAATAGGGACACAGAAATGGTGGAATAGAATGGCCGAGGCGATGAATAAGATTATCGATGGGGACGGCAGACCGATAAGCAAACTACACGGTCTCAGGATGCTTGATCCGGCAGTGTTTACAAGGCTTCCGTTTTCGAGTTGTGACAGCACAAACGTAGCCCAAAACTGCAAAGATTCTTCGCGGTGGACAACCTACAATCCGCCAAACAATGAAACGCGAGGGATAGTATTGGCCGAGCGGATAGAGGCGCACAATTCTGCGGCTACATGGATGAAGAGGTATACACAGAACGAGTTGTTTTAGGCGGTGGCAAATTTTGACGAATTAGGGGGTTGAGAGATGGTAGATCAATGCGATGACTACGCAAAACTGGCCGACCTGTGCGGGCGGATGGCGAAGGAGATTGTTGCCGAAGCGGAAGAGGTGTTGAAATGAGATATCCGCCGCCCTGGGGTGACGGCGGATGGGTTATTTGGTCGGCACGGTCTTTGCCAACTGCGCCATGATTTTCTGGGCAGGGATAGACGGTCTACGCCTGCCCTGCTCCCAATCTTCGCATGTTCGCCCGCTTACCCCGACCAGTGCGCCGAACTCAGCTGTGTTGAGTCCGAGGTTCCGGCGGAGGTGGCGGATTTCGGCTGGGGTCAATTTAATTCTCCTCGCCAGGTGTTATTATTTAATCTTTGCCCCGGCCTCGATCAAGAGAACGTGCGTTGACGCCTCGTTTAACCTCGGAGATGCCCAGAACCGCGCGGCTACGTCCCATGTCGCAATTCTTCCTATCAGCGGCAACGCTCGGAGTTTTTCCGCGAGACCCCGGCACGAGATCCCCCATTTTCCATCAATCCCGTCCGGTTCGGAGTCGGCAACCTCTGCCCATACCGATTGCGCCTGGTCGTGCCCGCCTGACGCCATGAGTACCCCGCAGCCGTTGAGGATGTCGGCGATTGCCGACCATTCCGGCTCGGATAACTCCGGGACAGCATCGCGGGTTATCCGGTCATACCGCTCGACCAGTGTCGCCAGTGTCCCGGACAGCGAGTCGGATCCGAAGGCCTCAACGATTTCCTGCATCCCGTCTGGAATGTAGATGGTAGTTTTTTTTGACATGATTTCTCCTTGAGTTTTGCCCCCGCTGCCGGGGGCGGTTGGGTGGGATTATGCGCGATGTGCAGAGATATCGCAGTATCCGAGTTTCATTTCCTGCCTATGTCGCCGCAACCCAACGGCTACGGCCAGGGCTACCCTGTGGGCATCCCCGTTGGCGATTTTGAGTAGTTGTGACGGGCTGTAGTGCTTCCGTGGGTCGAGTCCGTGCCGCTCGGCAAAGCGCAGCGTTCCGGCGACACAGTTTCCGGCCCGCTTGGAGTCGGCGACACAGATGACGGCGCCCTCTCTCTCGGCCTTTTTGATTTCGGAAAGTTGCCGCTTCTGCTCGACCATGACGGCCTGCCGGCGGCGGTAGTTTTCGACGGCCTTGGTCCTGATTGCCGACTTGGTGTAATGGCGCAGATCATCGCTGTCTGGGTGGTAATCCTTTTTGCCGTCGGTGGAGATCAGCGCGATGCCGTTGCGATCCTTCTGCCACCTGTATCCAGCTGGGGGGGCGAGGAATGTAACGGTGTCGAGCCAATGGAATTCTAGTCCGAGGTTGCCGCGTTCTATTGCGAAACACGTAACTATAGGGAGATACTCCCATTTGGTGTAAGTGCATCGGCTTGAGTATTGTCCGCAGTTGATTAAATTCGTCCAACTTTCTCCGAGGACACGAAGGCTCGGTGCCGGATCTCTCCAATTTTTCCTAGAACGGTTTTTTATCCGTTCGGCCCTTGCGATTTCATCCCTGCTGACGCCACCCAAGGGAATTGTTGACATCCGGCGATCGAGCCGCCGCCTTGATTCGTTCTCAAGATATTCTCTTTTGGCCTCAATCCAGTTAGAATAGGAATCGGCCACAACAGGCTTGTCGCTGATGCGGAGTTGGTGCGACATGATGTACTTGTGGGCACCTTTAGGTGTTTCGGCGGTGCTTCCGAGGGCTTGGGCGTGGTTGATGATGCGGCTTGCGACGATGTTCTTCTGCTCGTTCATGGGATTCTCCTTGGCGACTCCCTTCCGGTGTCGCTCTCAGGTGGCGAGGTTTGGGCTTTTCCCTTCCTCTTAATTACTATAGTATTACCTCTGTAATCTAAATGCAAGGGGAAAATGCAATTATTTTTCATCACAATCATTTTTTCTTATCTCCGCAATATTCCACCATTCCATTGCATTTTATTGCTAAAAGTGCGATAATATGGGGAGATGTGGCGAATTGAATGCAATTGAGGGGTGGCAGAGTGGTTGACGATTGCGATTGCGATATTGATGGATTGAGGTACATGATTGCCGACATGATTGCAGAGGCGGCTATCATGTGTAATTAAGAAGCATGGAATAATTAAAATGGCCAGCCGATTACCAAGGAAGAGAAAGAAGAAACTTATTGGAACGATAGGATCGGCTAAAAGGGTAGAGATTGAAGGGATTGACCGTGCCATGAGGATGCAATGATATCGATCAAGATTGTCCATATCGGTGTTAGGTAAGCGTACTGTCAGCGTATCACTAACACAACAGAATTGTTTATTATTAATTTCTGTTGATGATTCAGCAATGGAGTGTAAACAATGAGTCAATACCCGCACCTATATAGCTCAGCGAGGTGGAGAGGTAGGCGCGGGTTACAACGGATGAAACTTGATGTCGACCCGCTGTGCTGGTATTGCTTGCAGATGGGGGTCATAGTGGTTGCTACTGTGGTTGACCACATCAAGCCGCATCATGGAGATGAAGAGTTGTTTTTTAATTGGGATAATCTCCGCAGTTCTTGTAAGACGTGCCACGATAGCTATGCAGCTATCAAGGACAATATCGGATACGCGCCTGGAGTTGGGATAGATGGGCTGCCGATTGACACTGAACACCCGTGGGGAAGAGGGTGAGGGTGGGGGTATCAGTATCGCTACAGACTGACACCCTAGCGAC